AAGGGAAACAAAACAAAAATAACAAGGAACAAATAACATGAGTGAAGAAACAAGAGACGTTACTGTACAAAAAGAAGGTAACTTACCAGCAGAAATGAATTTCGTTCAAGACGCTGGCGCAGGACTTGAGACAATTGATAAAGACGATTTGGCTTTACCATTTCTTAAGTTATTACAATCTGGTTCGGATGAAACTAAGAAGAAGCATGCGAACTATGTTGAAGGAGCAGAAGCTGGAATGTTTTATAATACAGTCACTAAAAGATTGTATAGTGGTGAGAAGGGTATAGAAATTATACCTTGTTACTACAAATTAACATTTCCAGAATGGGCACCTTTTGAAAGACGTGAGGGGAGACCTATCAGTCCAGACAGAGGTCCGGAAATCTTAGCTAAAACTAAGAAGAATGCTCAAGGAAAAGATGTTTTAGATAATGGTAATGAAATTATCAAAACAGCTAATCATTTTGTGATCATTAATGGAGAGAAACCAGAAAAAGCTTTGATGGCTATGAAGTCTACTCAATTAAAAGTGAGTAGAAACTGGAACTCTTTAATGCAAGATCAATTTGAAACTGATCCTAAAACGCAGAAAAATGTACCTGCTCCAATGTTTTCTAGAGTTTATAAATTAAACTCTGTTGAGAACACTGGAAGTTTTACTTGGCACGGATACAAAGTATCAATGGCAAGAAAAGTGGATAACGCAGGCCTTTATCAAATGGCAAAAGATTTCCATAATTCTTTAAAAGCAAGTAACGCTGCAGCACAGAACAAGGAAGAATCTAATTACTAGATTCCTCTTTTAAGAGGATAGGGGCAGGGAAGCGAGAGTGGACCTGCTCCGACCCGGGATCATTATGGAAAATGAATTTATAGAACTATTTAAAGGCTATGAAGGTGATTTTGGCATGGCGGACATGTCAAAGACTGAACTAGACTCTGAAAAAAATAAAATAAAGCCAAACTATGAGTGGGCAGGAAGACCTGTCACATCAGAAGATTACAGAAATCATTTACAAGGAAAGAAATCAATTGGAATCCAACCATGCAGAATAAATAAGACTGCACAATTTGGTTGTATAGACATCGATCCACCAGATTATGGATCATTTAAAGTAGAAAATTATCTAGCATTATTTCAACAATACAAACTACCATTAATACCTATACTATCTAAGAGTGGTGGGTTGCATTGTTATATTTTTTTAAAAGAACCCATACCAACAGTAGATTTAATAGAGGCATTAAAAGCTTTTCTGCTTCCTCTAGGATTAAAACCAACAACTGAGGTTTTTCCTAAACAGAAAGAACTACAGAAAGATGATAAAGGAGACATAAAACCAGGAAACTTCATTAACCTACCTTACTATAACAACGGACAATCTACTCGATATGCTATAGATAAGAATAATTCTAAACTATCAGTAGAACAATTTATAAAATTTGCTAACGAATCTAAAATAGATAAAGAAACTTTAGATAAACTCGTTGAAGAAACTCACACAAACATATTACTAGGAACTAATCCAGAATTTGACGATGGTCCACCATGTCTAGCACTATGTTCTAAAACAAAATTAGATGATGGTAGAGACCGATTTATGTACAATTATATGGTCTTTGCTAAAAAGAAATATAAAGACAAATGGCCAGACCAGGTATCAGCTGCAAACTATAGCTATTTAGAACATCCTTGGGACAAGGCAAAACTAGACTCTAAAATTAAAGCATGGAAGGGTGAGACAGCAGGACATACTTGTTATGAGGATCCTATTAAAGATAAATGTATGCGGAGTCTTTGTTACAAAAGACCTTTCGGTGTTAAGTCTGATAGTATTTCTGTATTTCCAGAGATCCAAGATTTTGAAATGATCGCTTATGCAGAACCAGAATATAGATTCAATGTGATTATGCCTAACGATGATAAGATTCAAGTCATTATAAGTAATACAAAACTGATGACTACACAGAAAGAAGTATTAAATTTAATTTGGCAACAGACAGGAGTGTACTTTGAACCACTTAAACCAAAAGATTTTAGAGCTAAATTAAATGAGTGGCGTAGAGGAGGACAAAAAATTACACCACCTAAAGGAACTCAAGTAGAAGATAGACTAGAAGAAGAGCTATATCAGTACTGTGTTAATGGACCACAGGCACAAGAGAGAAGACAGATACACAATGGTTCTTGCTTTACGGAAGAAGGTTATCATTACTTTAGATTTAATTCTTTTATCGAGCATCTAGGAACTGGGTGGAAAATTCCAGAAGAAAAAATTGCACAGAAATTAAAAGACAAATGTAATGTAGAGTTTGATCATTCTTTAAATGTAGATGGTAAAACTTTAAAGGTTTGTAAACTTCCTCAATTATTTACACCTCAAATAGAACATAAACCAATTGAGAGAAAAGGAAGTAATTACTAATGAGATATAAAGTAGTAGGACCTCCAGGTACAGGAAAAACTAGAAGACTTTTAAATGAAGTACACAAGTATATAGAAAAAGGTACACCTCACGATAAAATTGGATACTTTGCCTTTACTCGTAAAGCTGCAGGAGAAGCGAGAGATAGATTTCTAGCTAAGAATCAAGACCTTACTAAAAAAGATGTTAAGTATTTTCAAACACTACACTCTTTAGCTTTTAATAATCTAGGACTTAAAGAAGAAAACGTTATGCAAGAAGGAAACTATCAAGCAATTGGAGAAACTTGTGGTATTCAAATTAAATATGCATCCTATGAAACAAATAATTTTAATGGAATCTTTTCTTCAAGTAGTGAGTATTTAAGTCTTATTAACCTAGCTAGAGTTAGACAGGTTACAGCTGAACAACAATTTAATCGTAACGAACATTTAAGTTGGATTAGTAAGACTAAGCTAATTGGAATAGAGAAAGAGATTAATAATTATAAAAATGCGCATAATCTTATAGATTTTACGGACATGATTCAACAGTTTTTAGACAAAGGAGATACACCTAAATTTAAAGTTATATTTGTAGATGAAGCCCAGGATCTATCTTTAATTCAATGGTCGATGATTAAAAAGATTGAAGAAGATACTAATTGTGATGTGTGGATTGCAGGAGATGATGACCAGGCTATTTTTGGTTGGGCCGGTGCAGATGTAGATTCTTTTATTAAGTGGGAAGCAAGAGAAATTTTATTAGATAAATCTGAAAGAGTTCCTCAACTAATTCAACGCAAAGCTTTAGATGTTATTTCAAGAATATATCTTAATCGTTTACCTAAAGATTATCTTCCTAAAAATGAGCTAGGAAATATTTATGAGAGATTTAATATTAATGGAATTGATATGAGTACAGGAGACTGGTTGATTCTAGCTAGAACTAATTCTCTTTTAAAAACTCTTCCAGCTTATTTAAAAAGAAAAGGTTTTTTCTTTCAGACTAATCAAGGAAACAGTATAGGCAAAACTTTATATGAAGATATTTTAAATTGGAAAAAGATTCAAAACGATGAATCGGTTCCAGAAATTCAGCACCAAAGAATTGTAGAGAATATAAAAAGTAAAAAAATAGATATTAATTTAGATTGGTATGAAGCATTTAATAATGTTTCTGTATCTAAAAGAGATTACATGAGAGCTATGTTAGATAATGGAGAAGAAATATTAAAAGAACCAAGAATAAAAGTTTCAACGATTCATGGTGCAAAAGGTGGAGAGGCACACAATGTAGTTTTATATTTAAATCAAACAGCGAATACTATCAAAGGTGCAAAGAAATCGCAAGATAAACAAGATGAAGAATTTAGAGTTTGGTACGTAGGAATCACAAGAACAATAGAAAATTTATTTTTAATTAAATCTAAAAACAAAACAAAGGAGATGAAACTATGAGTGCGTACAAAAAACAAGTGGGAGGATCTCACTACAAAGATATGAAAATTCAAGCCAGTCAATTTATAAACGAGAATCGTTTGCCATTTGCTGAAGGATCGGCTATAAAGTATATATGCAGGCATGCACTGAAAGGAAAAGAGCAAGACATAGATAAAGCAATACACTATTTAGAAATGATAAAGGAGCGAGATTATAAATGATTGAAGCACAAACAGAGTGGGTTAAGCCTACTGAATTTCCAGACTTAAGACAAGCAGATACAATTGCAATCGATTTAGAAACACACGATCCAGATTTAAAATCAATGGGATCAGGTTCTGTCGTTGGTAAAGGTAAAGTTGTAGGTATCGCTGTAGCTGTTGATGGCTACTCAGGATACTTTCCCTTCGATCATGAAGGTGGTGGTAACCTTGAAAAAAGCAAGGTAATTCAATGGTTTAGAGACGTTTGTGAATCTCAAGCAGATAAAATTTTTCATAATGCAATGTACGATGTGTGTTGGATTCGTGCGATGGGAATAAAATTAAATGGAAACATTTATGACACGATGATTGCAGCATCACTTGTTAATGAAAATAGATTTAGATTTGATTTAGGTTCTCTTGGTTGGGATTATGTTGGCCGAGGAAAAAATGAATCAGAATTAGTTGCAGCTGCAAAAGAATGGGGTATCGATCCTAAAGCAGATATGTGGAAGTTACCAGCAATGTATGTTGGTAGTTATGCAGAGCGTGATGCAGAAATAACGTTAGCGTTATGGAGAGTCATGCAAAAAGAAATAAGCGACCAGGATCTAGGATCTATTTTTGAATTAGAGAGTGACTTATTTCCTTGCCTCGTCGATATGCGATTTTTAGGAGTTCGTGTAGACGTAGAAGGCGCTCACAAATTAAAGACACAATTAGCTGAACAAGAAAAAGAATTATTACACAAGATAGAAAAAGAAACACAAGTAGATGTTCAAATATGGGCAGCACGCAGTATCGAGAAAGTTTTTCAAAAACTAAACCTACCGTATGAGCGAACCGCCAAAACAAATTCTCCATCATTTACAAAAAATTTCCTTTCTTCTCATGAACATCCTTTAGTTAAACTTATAGCAAAAGCCAGAGAAATAAACAAGGCACATACTACATTTATAGATACAATTATTAAATATGAATATAAAGGTAGAATACATGCAGATATAAACCAAATTAGATCAGATAGTGGAGGAACTGTAACTGGAAGGTTTAGTTATTCCAATCCGAATCTACAACAAATTCCCGCTCGTAATAAAGACTTGGGTCCTTTGATCCGATCCCTCTTTATACCTGAGTCTGGTTGCGAGTGGGGGTGCTTTGACTACAATCAACAAGAGCCACGATTAGTAGTTCACTATGCATCCCTGGATCAAGACGCAAGCGTCTTTAATGTACAAAATGCTTACAAAGAAGGAGACGCAGACTTTCACACTATTGTTGCAAAGATGGCGGACATTCCACGTACACAAGCTAAGACAATTAACTTAGGGTTATTTTATGGTATGGGTAAAGCTAAACTTCAAGCAGAACTAGGGGTTAGTAAAGAAAAAGCAGAAGAACTTTTTTCTATTTATCATAGTAGAGTTCCTTTTGTTAAAACTTTAATGAAGTCAGTATCCAATAGAGCACAACATAGAGGACAGATTAGAACTTTAGGTGGAAGACTATGTAGATTCCATCTATGGGAACCAAATAGTTTTGGTATGCATAAAGCATTACCATTTGAACAAGCAGTACAAGAACATGGACCAGGTATTAGAAGAGCATATACATACAAAGCTCTTAACAAATTAATACAAGGATCCGCAGCTGACATGACTAAGAAGTCTATGTTAGAATTATACAAAGAAGGAATCATACCACATATACAGATCCACGATGAACTGGATATTTCTGTGGAAAGTGATAAACAAGCACAACGTATAAAAGAAATTATGGAATCAGCAGTTGACTTGGAGATACCAAACAAGGTAGACTACGAGTCCGGTAAAAACTGGGGTGACATACATTAAGGAGTAAACATGAAAAAATATGTAGATAAATTTATGGTCTGGCAATTACATAACAGAAGAGAAATCGTTTGTTTCGTTGCTGGTCTTATCGTAGGATCAATCATTATATAATGTGCTATGGCTTACTTGAATGCAAACATTCCTGTAACCTACGCCCAAATTAGAAGAGAGTACCTATATGATCTTAAAGCTCATCATGGAGAAGTTGAAGATTGTATTATCTTCGGCATGTCAGCTATTACAGGTAAGTCAATTCTTTGGCACGCGATTATGGAAAACGGTGCAATCTTTTATAGATTACCTATTACAGCATTTATACAACGCGGATTTAAGGCTAAGGATGTACCTCAACGTAGACTTGATGAGCTTCAGCTCTGGAATTGTTTTAGTTATTATCCTGCTATTACTTCTTGGGACATCTTAGACGGACAAGCCGGTAAGTATATTGGCAAAGATAAAAAATGGCACGCAGGAAAATATTTATTTACGGTTGACTTTGCACATCCAGAGAGTAACATAGTCGATACTGATCATTCAGAGATACCGCACGAACACAAGTGCGCACACATAATTGCGTTAGACGACGGCAATTATGCGGCTCAGCCAAACAACAGATGCATATGGGACATTCCTTCTTTTACAGTAAGAGATGATATTCCTGACTGGAAAGTGCAAACATCTGAATGGAATGTAGAGGATAGTAGAGCTTGGCGTACAGAAGATACGGATAAGTTTTTCTATGAAATTGAGGAGAAAAAAAATGATAAGACTGATTAAAAAATTTTTAAGTTTTTTTAGATCACAAAGGGTTATACCTAAAGTTATTGAAAAATGCGGAACGCACGTAACAAGATTTAAAAAATCTTGTCCACGTTGTCAAGAATTGGTACGAGCTCATGGCCACGTGTGGTAAGTGTTATCACGCCTGCCATTGTGAAGAAGGTTTGCACGCAGATGAATATGGTTTGTGCGTCTGTGATACATGTAGATGTGGCAACAAACAAACTTATAAAAATTATAAGGAACATGGTACAGACATGACATATGAAAACGAGGTTAAACAAAAATGAATTTAGCAGATTTGTTAAAGAAAAATATTGTTATGATACCGGTGGTAGCTTCAGTGCTAGTCGGAACATTTACAGGTGTCAAGTACATTGTTAATCTAACAGACACAATCAACGCCAACAAAGCAGAAATAGAAAAAATTCAAACAGTTGATCTTGTAAATATACAAAGAGACATGGTTGTGCTTACAGAAAAAACAAACACAATCCTACAAAAATTAGAACGAGCAGAAGGCACATGGGAGATGGCTGAAAACTTGTATGAGTTGTTAGCTAATCGTGTCAATAACATGGAGTGGGATATCAAAGATTTAAACAGAGAAATAAATTATTAAGGATGAACCATGGAGATTGCCAGGATGAATTATTATTTTACAGGAATATTAATTGTAATGCTAACTCTATTAGCATTTTGTGCTGGTCCTGCGTATCCT